CGCTCGGGTCGTCTGGACGCCATAGAGGAGCCCAACCTGGGCCGCCTGATGGAAAAGATTGCTGGTCCGGCCAAACCCGCACCAGAACGACTCGACTTTGCACGGCCCGCCAGCAGCGTTGCGCCTTTGCCAAAAGACAACACCTCAAGTGAAGACATCACTGAGGCCAAAACAGACAGCAGCTCCGACCCCACTTCCATCAACACAACTGCCCTTAACTCCACCCAGGAGCCTTGAACATGACTTACTTCGATTTCAATTCCGCGTCTGAACAAACCTCGTTCGACCCGATCCCCAAAGGCACGCTGGTGCGCGTGCGCATGACCATCAAACCCGGCGGCTTCGATGACGCCTCCCAAGGCTGGACCGGCGGTTATGCCACCAGGAGTGTCAGCACCGGCTCGGTGTACCTCAACTGCGAATTCGTGGTGACCGATGGAGAGTTTGCGCGTCGCAAGATGTGGTCACTCATTGGTCTGCAGAGTCCCAAGGGACCTGAGTGGGCCAACATGGGCCGCACCATGGTGAAGGCCATCTTGAACTCGGCACGCAACGTCCAGCCGGGTGACAGCAGCCAGGCCGCGCAAAACGCCCGGCGCATCAGCGGCTTTGCCGATCTGGATGGCATCGAGTTCCTGGGCAAGGTGGACTGGGACAAAGACCAGAACGGCCAGGACAAGGCGGTCATCAAGGCGGCAGTGACGCCCGACCACAAGGACTACGCCGCTGCCATGGGTGCGCCGCGCACACCGACACAAACACCGATATCTGCATCTGCATCTGCATCTGCCAGCGGCGCGCCCGCTGCCAACGCATATGCCCAAGCCACAGGTCGTGCGCCGGTTCCCGGTCGTCCGAGCTGGGCGCAGTAAGCGAGGGTTGCCACCATGATGCTTCGACCCCGCCAATCCCTGCTGGTCCAACGCACCCTGGACGCGCTCGCCCAGCACGGCAACACGCTGGCTATCGCTCCGACCGGTGCGGGAAAAACCGTCATGTTGTCGGCGGTGGTCGGCAAGATGTTGTCTGAGCCGGATGCCAAGGCCTGTGTGCTGGCGCACCGCACGGAGCTGACCGGCCAGAACCGGGCCAAGTTCTCCCGCGTCAATCCGGGCTTGAGTACCTCGGTGTTTGATGCCCAGGAAAAGTCCTGGGCGGGTGACGCCACTTTTGCGATGGTGCAAACCCTCTCGCGGCCCATGAACCTTGCTCAGATGCCCACGCTTGATTTGCTGGTCATCGATGAGGCGCACCACGCCTCGTCACCCAGCTACCGGGTGGTCATCGACCAGGTGTTGGCCAAGAACCCCAAGGCTGCCATTTGCGGGCTGACCGCCACGCCCAACCGGGGTGACGGCAAAGGCCTGCGCGAGGTGTTCTCCAACGTGGCCGACCAGATCAGTCTTGGCGAGATGATCGCCAGCGGCCATCTGGTGCCGCCCCGTACCTTCGTGATCGATGTCGGCGCGCAGGAAGCACTGCAAAACGTGCGCCGCACAGCGATCGACTTCGACATGGAGCAGGTGGCCACGATTCTCAACAAATCGCTGATCACTGACGCCGTGATTGCGCACTGGAAGCAAAAAGCGGCGGACCGCAAGACGATCGTTTTTTGTTCCACCGTGGCCCATGCGAAAAGTGTCTGCGAGGCGTTTGTGGCTGCCGGTGTGCAATCTGTGCTGATCCATGGCGAGTTGTCGCCGGTTGAACGCCAAACAAGGCTGCAAGCATTTGAGACCGGCAGCGCCCAGGTGGTGGTCAATGTAGCGGTGCTCACTGAGGGCTACGACTACACGCCTACATCTTGTGTGGTGTTGCTGCGCCCGAGCTCCTACAAGTCCACCTTCATTCAGATGGTTGGGCGTGGTCTGCGCACGGTGGACCCGCAGGAGTTTCCCGGCGTCATCAAGTCCGATTGCGTGGTGCTGGATTTCGGCACAGCCAGTCTGATGCACGGTGCGCTCGAGCAAGAGGTCAACCTCGATGGCCATGCGCATGAGGGTGAAGCGCCCACCAAAGAGTGCCCGGAGTGCGAGGCCATCGTGCCGCTGTCCTGCATTGAGTGCCCACTGTGCGGCCACATCTGGGAGCGCCAGCCAGAGGACACCGGCGCATTGTCGAATTTCATCATGAGTGAAATTGATTTGCTCAAGCGCTCGAATTTCCGGTGGTGTGATCTGTTTGGCTGTGACGACGCCTTGATGGCCACGGGCTTTACGGCTTGGGGCGGCGTGTTTTTCTTAAACGGTCGCTGGTATGCCATTGGTGGGGCCAAGTCGCTGCGTCCCACTTTGCTGGCTGTGGGCGAGCGCACCGTTTGTATGGCGCGCGCTGATGACTGGCTCAACGACCACGAGTCGGCCGACTCGGCGCACAAGACCCGGCGCTGGCTCAACGAGCCGCCCACGGTCAAGCAACTGGTCTACCTGCCAGAGGCGATGCGGCTTGACTTCGGCATGACGCGCTACCAGGCCTCCGCTTTGTTGTCGTTTCAGTTCAACCGCAAAGAGATTCAGCGTTTGGTCACGGCTGCCAATGAGGGTCATGCCAACAGCCATCAAAGCAGGCACACCAGCATTTTGGAGGCGGCTTGAAGTGCGCGGTCTGTGCCCGACAGGCCAAAGGCTACGGCTGGTTTAACGCCGGCCTCAAACGCAGCGACCCTGGTCGCTACTCAGACCAATGGGTGTTTTGCTCGCGCCGCTGCCAAAACGCCTTCTCAACACTCATGAATAAGACAGAGGGACAAATGATTGATCCAAGTGAAATGGAAACCACCGCCATGGGCGCGTGCCTGCAACCACTGGGCGAGTTCGTGGGCTCAATTGGCATGGACCGCCCGCTGGCCAGTTACAGCCGCATGGAGGTACTGACACTGATTGATGTCGTAGTCACGGCCTACCAGGGCCAGATGACGGCTGAACACGAACGCATGGCCGCGCGCGACCGGGCGTTTTTGCAAGAGCGCCTGAGCTTGCAGAAGGGTCGTGTGTGATGCTGGACTTCAACGCCCGCCCCAAAATTCAGGAGCAGATCAGCCAGCTCATTGATGCAGCGTTAACTCGCGAGCGCGATGGCCAGACACCACGCGACTACCTGGGCGCATCGCGCTTGGGCGTTTCATGCGAGCGCGCGCTGCAATATGAGTACACGCACACACCAGTGGACGACGGCCGTGATTTTTCTGGCCGCTTGCTGCGAATCTTTGAGGTGGGCCACACGCTGGAAGACCTGGCCATCCGCTGGCTGCGCATGGCGGGGTTTGATTTGTACACGCGCAAAGTTCAAGGGGGGCAGTTCGGCTTCTCCGTGGCAGGTGGACGGATCCGTGGTCACGTCGACGGGATATTGAACACCGGTCCGGCCGATCTGGGCGTGAGCTACCCGGCGCTGTGGGAGTTTAAGACCATGAACGACAAGTCCTGGCGCGACACCGTCAAGCACGGGGTGGCCAAGTCCAAGCCGGTCTATGCAGCGCAGGTTGCGGTTTATCAGGCCTACATGGAGGCCAGCATTCCGGGCATCTCTGCCAACCCGGCGCTTTTCACCGCCATCAACAAAGACACCCAGGAAATCTGGTTCGAGTTGCTGCCCTTTGATGGCGGGCTGGCGCAGCGTATGTCCGACCGCGCTGTGCGCGTCATCACTGCCACCAGTGCAAGCGAGGTCTTGCCACGTTTTGCCACCACACCTACCCATATGGAGTGCAAGTTCTGCGCTTGGCAGGACCGCTGCTGGGGGACTCCATGACGGCTGGCAATATCGTCTGGCTGGACTACAACAACGCCCCCGAACAAAGGCTGGAAACAGCGGCTGACACGCAGGCACTGCGCGATGGTTTGCTGGACCGGCTCGAATCGGTGTTGCTGTACCTGTTTCCCAGTGGCCGCATTCGCGGCAACAAGTTTTATGTGGGTGACATCGACGGCGCGCCGGGCAAGAGTCTGGTGGTGGAGCTTGATGGTCCCCGGCGAGGGCTGTGGAAGGATTTCGCCGATGACGATGGCGGCGACCTGATCGCAGCATGGGCCAAGTCACGGGGGCTGTCGACGCAGCAGGACTTTCCGCAAATCGCCGATGAAATCCGTCAATGGCTCGGCTTTGCGCCGCCCGTGGATCCTGGGGCCAGACGCGACATGCGAACGGTCCCGATGGATGAACTCGGTCCCTACACCGCCAAGTGGGATTACGTCGGGCTCGATGGCGAACTGATCGCTTGTGTCTACCGCTACGACCCACCGACCGGCAAAGAGTTCAGGCCTTGGGATGTCCGCGCACGGATGTGGCGTGCCCCCGATCCACGCCCGCTTTACAACCTGCCAGCGTTGCAGACGGCCCGCACCGTGATTCTGGTCGAGGGCGAAAAGTGCGCCGACGCCTTGATTGGCGAAGGCATCGTGGCCACCACCGCCATGAACGGTGCCAAAGCACCGGTGGACAAGACTGACTGGTCTGCGCTCAAGAACAAAGAGGTGCTGATCTGGCCCGACCGCGATGCGCCGGGCTGGGACTACGCTGAGAGCGCTGCACGCGCCTGCGCGACCGTAGGCTGCCAGTCGGTGGCTATCCTTGTGCCGCCTGCCGACAAGCCGCTCAAGTGGGACGCCGCTGACGCAGCGCAGGATGGCTTTGATTGCGCCGCCTTCATCGCGCAGGCTGAACGGCGGGTAATCAAAGCTGCTGCGCCCATGGTGCCGACCTTCACGCTCGGCGCATTGCTTGATGATGACTCACCGCTACCCGAAGATTTGATCGAGCCGCGCGTGCTGACACCGGGCGGCTTGCTGGTGTTTGGCGGTGCGCCCAAGGTCGGCAAAAGCGACTTCCTGCTGGCCTGGCTCACCCACATGGCCGCCGGTGCATCGTTTTTGGGGATGAGGCCACCCCGGCCACGGAGGGTGTTCTACCTTCAAGCCGAGGTCCAGTACCACTACCTGCGCGAGCGGGTGAAAGGCATTCGCCTCTCGCCAGAACACCTGATTCTGGCGCGCACCAATTTCATGGCCACGCCGCAACTTCGCCTGATTTTGGACGACGACGGGCTGGCGCAGGTCATCCCGGCCATGGTGGCTGCCTTCAACGGCCTGACCCCCGACATCATCGTGATCGATCCGATCCGCAACGTCTTTGACGGGGGCGATGCAGGCGGCGAGAACGACAACGGCGCGATGCTGTATTTTTTGTCGCAGCGCGTGGAGCGCATTCGCCAGGCGGTTAACCCCGAAGCAGGCGTGATCCTGGCACACCACTGTTGAATGGCATCCAAAACTGAGCCACTTTGAAGAGAATTTGCATCCAAATTTGAGCCACCCCAATCGCCTATCCTGCTTAATTTTTGAGCAAGGATGGGCAAGGAGTGATCA